TTTTTTTTCGCATCATAAATTTTTTCAAAAACATTAATTATTTTGCAAAAATAGTTTAGGGATTTTTTATGTATCATTTATATGGTATAAATGGATACAAAAAAACCCCAAAAAACCCCTCAAATTTTTCGTTGCACTTTTTGTGACTTTATATCGTGTAATAAAAAAGATTTTGGCAGACATTTATCAACCCAAAAGCACAAAACCCGCCAAAATGATACAAATGATACAAAAAACCCTCCCCAAAAACCCCAGACTTGTTACGAGTGCCAGATTTGCAATAAGTCATATAAATACAGCTCGGGACTTTATAGACATAAAAAGCGATGTATTGTTGATGAAAACACACATATAAGTTCAAATGATATTTTGAATAATCAGTTGGCTTTATCGAAAGAATTAATAATGAATGTTGTAAAAGAGCAACAAAATCAGATCAAAGAATTGACAGATACAATAAAGGAATTAATACCAAAAGTGGGAAATAATATTACTACGACTAATCAGAAGTTTAATATTCAAGTATTTTTGAATGAAAAATGCAAAGATGCTATAAGTATGAGTGATTTTATTAAATCAATAGAGGTTAGTTTACAACAGCTTGATTATACAAAACATAATGGCTTAGTAAATGGATTGAGCAATGTAATAATTGAAAACATAAACAAATTAGGATTTTATCAGCGACCTATTTATTGCACAGATATAAAACGAGAGTCTCTTTATATTAAAGAAGCAGATAGTTGGGAAAAAGATATAAATAAGGAAAAGATAAAGCGAGCAATAAAAGATGTATCAACAAAGCAATTTTTTGCTCTAAGCAAATGGACAAAGGAAAATCCTGATTTTCAAAATAATGAAAATAAACAAGACTATTATACCCACACATTAGTCGCAATAGCAAATAATAAGGAAAATAATGAAGATAAAATAATAAAGAAATTATGCACTAGCATTTACATAAAAGAATAATTATTGATTATTTGTGATTATATTTAAATAATGACAAATAATGATTACATTATAATAAAATTATATTCTTAAGTTCGTCAAAATAAGTTTCTTTTGCTGGCTCATCATCATTCTTTTTCTTTTTTTCACTTATATATTTACATAAACATTTATGAGTTACGTCAAAATAATCGTAACTAAAAAGAAGCTGAAATAGTGCATTACTATTGCGATCATCAATCATAAAAGATATATTAGTGTCTTTATATTTTGTTTGCAATAATTTTAAAATAGCCTCTAACTCATAGTTGTTTTGTAAAAACAAACCTATTTTATCAATATGCGTAGCCAATATCATACTATCATAATTAGAAATGTTAAGTGCCTGTAATAATTGTAGCTGATAGCATAAATTTCTATCATCGTCATCACTGTGCAATTTATATGTAGTTAAAAAAGTGTTATCATAATTTATATTATTTATGTTACTATAATAACTGCTAACAGCATTAGATAACATATTATATAATATATAATATAATTTTTATATTAAAAAACTATTAAATATATTATTATTGCATGCAATTAGCACAAGGAGCACCACTGCAACGAGCACCACCATAACGATGACTACTACTGTCACTAGTACTGTCATTATCATCCTCCAGTTGTAGCAGTGCGGCATCTGTGCGTGTAGCAATCTCTCGTTCTTTTACTATATTAGCCGCTAATTGTTGCTCTAATTCAATTAATTTTGCTCTATAATTCCACTTATTATGAATATTTAATGTTGTTTGCGCATTACTAATTTGTTCTTCTAACATTTGCTTATGACCCCTTGTCATTCTAACGCTTGACCCATCGCGTGCTGTTCTATTTATTAATTGTTCTTGCTTTCTTGCTATAAAAGAACTAGCTTTTTGAACTTGTTCTGTTTCATAGCGAGCCCAATAACGTGTATCTATAAGATTATTCATAAATTTTTTTTGTTCTGGTGTTGGCTTAACAATAGTAGGGTTTTCATAATATAATATTTGCGTCTTACATAATGGACAGCGAGGAATATTATATTTATTAGCAGCCCACTTCTTAATACAAGAAGTATGAAATATATGCTTACAATGGTAAAGTGTTGTTGTTAATGAAGGGTTTAACATAGGGCCTAAACATATAGCACATTCATTAATATTTGGCTTTGCTAATGCGCTTCTGTATGCTACTATAATTTTGCGTGTAGCTCGTTTTTTAGTAAAATTAGCTATATCACGCTGTCTTTTTAATTTCTTTTTATACGATTTTTGAATAGTTTCAAGAATTTGTGTGCCTCTTGGATTTAAAGTCACTCTTTTCTTTTGAAATGCAACGCCTTTATTAGAGTTAGATTTAGATTTAGATTTGGGTTTTCTTGTAAATAATTTAGTTGTTTTATTTTTTACACTTTTCATAAAATCATATAATGCCATATTATATATAGCATTATATATTTTTAAAAAATATTTAAAGAATTACTAATGGTGACTACATTCTAAACAGTGAGCACCACCGTTTTGTAGTCTAGCTTAGCGTCGTAGAAGACGGTGTCTCTCCCATTCACGTTCCTGTTCGTCCTCGTCTTCGGCTTTTTCGCGCTCTTTTATTCTATTTTGTATTAATTCGTTTTCTAATCGCCTTGCAAATGCGCTATAATCATAAATACTATGAGCATTTATAGTTTCATTTGCCTTATCTATTTGTTGCTTTAAATTTTCCATTTCCTTTCTTGACATTTTTGCATTTGAACCGTCGAGTGAGCGTCTTTTTTTTAGCGCTCTTCTAGACTCTCGTATAATAGAGTTAGCCTCGTCAATTTTGGTAACATCTAGCACTGCTTGTTCTTGTACTGCTTTAAGCTTTCTGATGAATGCTTGCTGATTTAATGTTGGTCTTACAACAGTGGGGTTTTCATAATATAATATTCGTTTTGTACATAGAGGACAACGAGGATGAAATTTAGGTATAGACCATGCTTTAATACAAGAAGTATGAAATACATGTTTGCAATGGTAAAGTGTTGTTGTAGCTGCGGGGTTTAACATAGGACCTAAACATATAGCACATTCATCAAGATTTGGATTTGCTGACGCTCTTTTATATGCAGTCATAATTTTTCGTGTAGCTAGTTTTTTTGGAAAGTTAGCTATATCACGCTGTCTTTTTAACTTTTTTCTATAAGATTGCTGAATTTGTGTAACAAGTAGCGTTTTAGGACTTGGCACTAAACTTTGTTTATATGTGTTTCTGTTTTTTCTAGTTACAAATCTAGTGCCTAATCTAGTGCCTAGAGTGCTTAATTTTCTTGTTTTATTTCTTACAAAGTTATATATTGTCATATATAATATGGCAATATAAAAAATAATATAAACATCTCTCTATTTTCTGCTTAATTGTTGCTCTAATTCACGCACTTTCGCTCTATAATTAAACCTATTATGACTATTTATTACCCATTGTGCATCACTAATTTCTTGTTCTAATTTTTGTTTGTAACCCCGCGTCATTCTTACACTTGACCCGTCAAGCGCTGTTCTATTTTTTAATTGTGCTTGATTAAACGCAACAATAGCGCTAGCTCTCTTAATTTCATCATTTTCACGAGCTGCCCAATCTCGCGCATTTTTAAGCTTTTTCTTTAGTGCTTCTCTCGATTTCAACTTTTTTCTATATGTTCTTTGTATTTGCGTAACCAGTTTTGTTCTAGGGCTTAAAGACGCGATTTTTTTAACAGATTTTCTTGTTAAAAATCTTTTTCTAAGATCTCTAAATTTTCTAGTTCCAATATTTCTTAATTTTTTTGTATTTTTAGCCACTATGTTAAATAATGCCATATGTTATATAATTATAAGAAAATAATATAACAATACAATACAATAAAATAATAAAATAAAATAAAATAAAATAAAAAAACAACTTAAACACTTTTTAACAAACTATATAGTCGCTTTTTATAAAAAGCCCGCTCACTGTTTATCTTGATTGCGTGCAAATTCGCGTGCACTCATACCACCACGTTGCCAACCTTTCATAGCGTCGTCTTCAATTACATAAGCACTATTTGAAACACTCTCTTTTATACTATCAATTAGGGGATAGTTTTGATAATCTGAAAAGGATTGCTCCATCATATTATTAACTGTTTTTTTGTTTAAATCAAATTGTCCGGTTCTTAATTGTGTTTCTATTGTGCAGTCTCCGTAGCCTCTTCCTAAATATGGCACAGTTACAAAGGGTCTTGTTACTAGCGACAATTTACAAGCAGGTCGCGAAATATGAGTATATTTTAAATCATTATTTGCCTCTATTGCGCATCCTTTTACGCCTCCTTCGTGAGAACCTTTATAGAAAACATTGGGTTGACTTAATGCAAAGTCAATAGCACTTGACATAGGACAAGCCGGATAAAAGTTTTCTAAATTGTAATTAGCTTCATTTATATTTTGAATATTGCGCTGATCAATTGCGGGATTATCATTGCCAATTCTAGACATCGAATCAAATGTATATGGATATGCCACAGTTGAAGTCATTTATATGTATTTAATATATTATTTTTTTAAATAATATATTATTTTTTAATATTATTTTTAAATAATAAATAAATAAATAACAAAAACAATTTAAAACTATTTAAATAATTTTAACGATCGCTGTTTCTAAAGCACATTTCTACGTCACCATCCTTACAAGAAGCCATATTACCGTAGCAAAATCGCGCAAATTCATTTTGATTATTAGGCACACGAGTATTTGCTGTGCTATAAAATTGCCTCATTGAACATTCAAAATCAAATTTATCTCCTCTGTCATCAAATAATTTTTTTCTAATAGTTTCATCATTATTAAAATTAGTAACTATGAAGTCTTGTGTTTCTTGATTTATTGCCTTTTCAACAGCTTTGTTATATGCGGGTGCTGCCTCAAGACGATGCGGATTATCCTGTATTTCTGGTAATAATATATTCATAATTGGATTAGCACTAGTTGGATTAGTAAAATTATGCTTCACTTTATCATATATATTTTCATTGCTAAATGTTTCATTTACTTTTGCATTTACATCTTTATTTAAAATTTTATATGTAATTATTAAGAAAACTATTGAAACAATTCCTGTAACAAGAATTTTGTAGTTATTAGACAAAAAAAAGCCCGCTAAAGTTAATAATATAACTAACCTAGTTATAGCATTTAATTTTTGCTCTCGTGTCATTTTTTCGCTAGGCCATAGTTCTGTTATATGATTTTTACTAAATAAAATACTAGGATTAGCTAACCAAAATATGCTGTTTTCATTATTTGCATTATTTGTATTCGCAACATTTGCGCCATTCGCATTATTCGCAACATTCGCAACATTCGCAACATTCGCATTATCTAATTTAATTGTTTTAGTAATAATATTATCTTCTGAAAAAGTTTCATCTTTCATTTGACCAGTATTTTTTCCTATATATGTTTCGTTAGAACTACTAGCCATTATTTATTATAATATAATAACTTAATAATAAATTTTAATTATATTATTTTATAATACTATAATATATATAATATATTGTATAATAATATATTATAAACTTCATATAATAAACAACACTCGCTAAAGGTTGCATTATTTATTTTTTCTATTTGCTTTTTTCTTATTGTTAGAACTGCGTTTAGATTGCTCATCACTTGAGCGAGGAGTATTATTAGCACTAACTCCTTGCTTTTTAATAATATCATCAATAAAACTAGTATTTGATTTCATTTCTTCCATCAACGACGAGAGATTAGCTGTTATATCTTTTAAATCGGTTTTATTAGCACCAGTATTTGCATTAGCACCAGTATTTGCATTAACACCACTAGTCGCAGTCGCATTAGCATTTGCAGTTGCACTAAACCCCTCTTTATTTGTTTCAGCCTTTTTCCTCATACGTTCTTTCATTTTAGACATTTTAACATTTTGCTCCATCATATTTTGAAAAGTATTTGGATTAATCTTTCCACCTTTAGGCATAAACTTGTCAAGGTTCATTGATTTTAAAATATCATTAAAATTATTCATACCTGGCATATTTTTCATATTTTTGAATATTTCAGTTGCTTCTTCTAATAACTCACTTTCCTTAATTGACCCATCTTTCATTTTGCTATTTATTTTCTTATTGATGTTGTCAATAAGTCCCATCATTTTAGAGGGGTTTTTCATAAATCCTTTTAAAAGTTCATTTACATCACCTATGTTATCACTCTCTAAATCAAAGTCTTTTGATGTTTCTTCAGCTATTTCTTTAGCCAATGAACCTATTTTTCCATTTATTAAATTGTTTAAATGCGAAAAGAGCTCCTCTTTATCTGGAATAGCATAATCTCTGTGTTTAGGAATGCCTTCAGTATCAGTATCATTATTTGCTTCAGCTTCAGTATCCACTTCAGCATTAATACCAGCAAAGTCTTTAAAATTATTTGAAAGATCATTAAACATAGTATCAAACATTCCAAATGGACTTCCTGAAATGTCAAAAAAGCTTTCTTCTTCTTCTTCTTCATCTTCATTTTCATTAGTTTCTTCTTGCATATTAGTGCTAGACTTTGCTTTAGAAGCTTTATTTTCTTTAAATGAAAACATATTACTTAATTCTTCAACCGTGCTTTGAATTTTAGCCGAAAAATTGTTGCTATCAATGATTTTAAGCAATTCTAACGAATCTCCGAAAAACGAAACATCATCAATAGATGTTATTATATTAAATAATATGAGCTGTAAATATTTCCATAATGTTTGCTTTGTTTGCGCACTAGTATCATCATAATATAGGTCAGAAAATTCAATATCAGGTAAAAACATAGTGCATATAGCACTAGTATTTGAATTTTTAACATTTGGCTTGTTTAAAAAAATATCTTCATTTTGGTATAATATATCTATACTTCGCACTGCAAATGTATGCTTACAATATTCATAAACATTATTTAATGAAGTCATAAAATCAATGCTAATGCTAGTTAATTCAATAGCACTAACATATTCGTCAGCATCCATAGTATCATTATAATCAGGCAAGCTATAATTAATAATATGCTGATAGTCTTTATTATTAGTAATTAGCGAACCAACTTTATCATTAAAAGTTGTCTTCAAATCCATAATTAAATCCTTGAAAATTTTATAAAAGTTAATAAGAGTAATCGCATTTTCATTAGTCAATGTAAAATTAATTTTACTTGTCATTAATAAGTAAAATTAATATAATAACTTTAAATAATAAAATTTACTATTTAATTAACTAATTAACTAATTTAATAGTAATTTTTAAATAACATTTCTTTCTTGTTCTAAATTTTTTACATTTACTTCTCCTATTTTATCCGGAATATAATCATCAGGTGGAGTTTCTATTTTGTCTGTATGATCAATTGTAGCATAACTATATAATTGCCTTAATCCACCACTCCCTTTTGCCGATAGCTCGTCGCTGTTTTGATCTAAATAGCTAAAATTGTCCGAAACAACCCCGCTAGATAATAAATCAAATTTAAATGCTGATGGTTCTCCATTAAAGTTAGTAGCTTTTTGAGCCGCCATTTGCACAACTGGTTTTAAAAAACTCATTATGTTGTCGCCATATAATACTTTATAGTTATCATTTATAATCATTAATGCAGGAACCGCGTTAATAGTATTTGGAAGTAATATTTCTTGGTTGCTTTCTAATACAACATAAGTATTATTATTTCTAACTATTCGCTTGTCAATACATATATAATGGATGTCACTTTTAACACTTGACTTAGATAATATTACTAATAATTTTTTACAATTATCACAATAATTACTATAATATAATATACAACTCATATTATAAAGTTTATATAAATATTTTTATTAATAATATTTAATATAATTTTTATTTATAATATATATTTTCTTATATCTTATAAATAAAATTGATTTCTAATAAATATATTACTTTTTATATCATTAATCCAATAATCAATGCTGAAGATGCAAATGCTTAATGAAAAGACTAATTATGAGCCCCACCTTAACATTGAACTAATGACGGGTTCATTTGTAGAAAGTCAATATAAAAAGATGTGTAAAAGAGCTGTATACAAAGCATATTTTAATGAGCAAGAAATTCTAGATTATTTGATGTATAGACTAAATACAGATTGTGAAGCATTTATTCAAGGTTTTCCGCTAGTTCTTGATTATATTGAATATATAAAAAATGCTCGTATTGTAACTTGTGAAAATATTCCTGTTATTACGTATGTATATAATACATTACTACGTGAGCCAGGAGATAGGGAGCTAACACCCGATGATGATGCAACACTAATCCTTAATAATATTCAATGTTTCTTTGATATTGATGAGGACAAACTTGTTAATGAGCTATTGGAACTAATAAATGACAAATTTGTCATTAACGGTTAATAGCATAGCATAGCATAGCATAGCATAGCATAGTTAGCTATTTCAAAATTTATAACATTTTTTTTACATAAATTCATAACATAATTTACTGCAGTAATAGAATTTGCTTTGCTTCTTATAAAATAACATATTAAAATTATATTTTTTTTGACACACATGACATATAATATTAGTATTAGCTAATATAATATATAGTATATCGTTAGGAAGCTCTTTTAAGGTTAACATATATACTTATATAAATAGCTCTATAATTTAGTCAATTTTTTTCCCAAATTTATTTTTAATAGTTTCTAAAAAGTTATTTAAACATTGTGTCAAGGGGTCGGACTTATTATATAATACTTGTAATGTGCAACGACTAGCGCCTTTTTTATCATACACTAAATAGAATTTATTACTATCTACTATATGATTTTTAATTGTAATATATTTGGGTAATATTACAACATTAGTGTCATTAGTATTTAGTGCATCATTAGCGTGATTAGCATTTAACTCATTTAATATTTTTTTTATTTGATTTAATTTTTCTATTATACTTATTTTATTAGACTTGGAAGAAATATATGTTTTGTTTTTTTCTTGATACGGATGTTTTTCTATTTTAAAGTATTCTCTATATAGTTTTTTTTCATTATTATAACACTCGTTATAATAATTAATATATTTAGGTATATTCAAATCTGCTAATGTGCTAGGTAATTTAATCGCATTGTGCTTTCTTATTCTCTTGCATTCATCTTTTTCTATTATAATATTCTTTGACAAGTCACTCATATATTTAAATATTAGATTAAAATACTACTGTTTTTGTTAAATATAACCAGAAGAAAAGACCTATGATTGCTTTAGAAATTAAATCTAGTACATTATATCCAAACATTTTAGTAGACTCCTTTGTATGATAAAATACTCCATAAAGCGACCATACACCTAAGAAGATCCAAAATATATACTTTGATTGAGATGTTATTTTTGATCCAGTCATATACAGCTTCCAAATGGTTCCATATGTTAGAAAAAAGAATATAAAACCTATAAAACTTGCTATGTTTCTAGTTAATAGTCTAATTTCTCCTAAATAACCGAATAGCAACATTGCAAAATTGAAAGCTAATGTTAATAAAAATGGATAAATTTTAACTTGTTTTTTATTTTCATAACCCAAGATCATAGAGAGAGCTAATAACATAAACGGAGTTGTGATAAACCAATCAGTATAGCGCATATTATTGATTTTTGCTATTGGAATAACAGATGCTACTTTGTCATTAGTTTCAGTTGTATTTGGGTCTTGACTTTCTTGTGGTTTTGGTGTTTCTTGTGATTTTTTAATTTCTGCTATAAATAATCCATAAAAATAACACGCTATAACTGAAATACACGTTTCAATATTCATAATATGACGCACTACTGGAATAGGTGTTCGTAATGCTTCAGTAAATGTTATTACTGTAGTTGTAAGTAAAAATACATATGTTAAATAAAAACTGCTCAATACAAAACTTATATTCATATTAATAATGAAGTATATAATAATTAATTTTATTTTAATTTGAATTATTAAAATAAAATGCTAAATGCTAAATATAAAGAAAAACACAAAACATAAAATTTTATTATTTAATTGCTGTACGCTAAACCGCCCATACCCGACATAATGCGGAGAACGTTGTAGTTAACCGCATATACGCGCACCTTCGCGGTAGAAACACCCTGAACAGTCGCATTCGAAAGGACTAGCTGTAAAGTGGCATTGTCAATGCGCGAGAAATTGCAGGTGCCCGAAGGCTGGTGCTCTTCCGGTCTTAGAGCAAATGAGTAAACATTAATACCGGTGTCTGGAGCACGGGTGTGGTGCTGGAAGGGCTGGACGAGGTCGAAATAGGTGCCTTCACGCTCAGAGAAGCGGTCTTGGCCGTTAAGCTGTAATTTAGCAACTACAACTGGATTTTCACCCCAGCAATGCATATCAATCGCGGTTTCAGCTAAAACGAATGTGCCGGCATCCGAAACACCCGATTCAGTTGTATTCATAGGTCCATTAGCAGTTGATGGAGTAGCAACTGATGTGAACGCTGAGCCAGGTGTTAACTCATTAGAGAACGGGTCTTGGAATATCGATGAACCACTAATGAATTGACCACTGCCAACAAGGGTCTTGGCACCGAAGGCGTGAATAGCATTGGGTAGCGCATCTAGCGCATCGGTGTAGTTGAATGGTTGAGCACCTAGCAAGTGGTTTAGCGAATGGTTGCTTGTGAGCGACGCGCAATAATCAACATTGATGTCGGGCTGGACAACCCAGATTAATTCTTTGCACGGGTGATTTAAATTCAATTTGATCTTGTTGGACGACGAACCAACCGACTCGTCACCAGTGAATTGAAGCTGTTCAATTAAATATTCGTGGGGGTTTTGCGCCATACGTCTGCGCTCATCGGTGTCTAAGAAAATGTAGTCAACAAAGAGCGAGGCAGCCGCTAACGACTGTTTGTATGCATTTGTAACTTTGACACCCGCACCGGTGATGTCACTAACAGCCCATAGGCACTCTTCGATATTGCGAATGTCTAAGTTGATTTTTACTTCGTGGTACTGTAAAGCAATTAATGGAAGAGCTAGACCGGGGTTACGGCAATACCAGAACTGTAGTGGAACATATAGAGTTGTTTCGGGTAACGCATTGCGAGGAGCGCACACCTGACGAACACCATCGGCGGAGCAAGGGCCGTCAACATTGGCGAAAGTGGGGTCGCAAATGTATGTTAATTGGGTGGTGTTGCCAATCATTTTGTAGTAGCCACGTTCTTGCTCTTTTGATAGTGTTAGCTGGTTCCAAATGTGCATCCAGTCGCCATATTGACGGTCAATACGCTGGCCACCAATTTCAACTTCAACTTGCGAAATTAACTGCTCGCCGGGGAAGTCTAGCCATCTGGCATACACATCACCGGTAGTATTCTTTAAGCTTTGACCAATTTCAGGGAGTGTAATCTGTAAATAGGTGCGGAAAGCTAAGTCACCATTGCGCGAAATGGTGCAAGTAACACGGCGACCGAAGTCAGCTTGGCCGTTGAAAGTTTGCTCAATCGATTCCATCGCGAAATTAGTGTGACGACGATAGGTGACCTTCCAGAAAGTAATTTGGGGATTACCTGTTAAATATACATCTTGAGCGCCATAGGCGACTAATTGCATTAAACCACCAGCCATTTTTTTATAATATTCCTAAAGAAAAAAAATTTTTAAAATTAATTAAATTAAATTAATTAATTAATTAATTAAATAATTAAATTAATTAATTAAATTAAATTAATTAATCAAATAATTTAATAATCAAATAATTAAATCATTTTATTTATATTAATGAAATTAATATATAAATTTTTAATACACTAAAAATATAATTAGTCTTGCTATGAAGAGAAATGGAGTCATAAAAACAACTCTTGACAATAAACATAATGAAATAATAAAATCTTTTAAACATAATGAAGATGTAATCATCCCTAAATGTTTAAAGCAAATTGATAAATTAGAACTTATGTTAAATAAAGCAAAAAATAAAACAGAAATAGTAGAACTCATTAATAAAAATAAAAACACAATAAAAGCCCTCAAAAATAAAGAAAAGAATTATTATTTAAATAATTCTAAATATATTTTTGATTATTTTGAAAATAAAAAAAATATATCATCTAATGAAATGGTAGAAAATTCTGACAAAAATGATATTGTTAAACAATTTTTTTCATTAAATATAAATCAAGATGCGTCTTCTAATTTGTTAGATCATTCAAATAAAAATGTATTAGTAAAAAATGATAGTAATAAAAATATTGATAAATATTTTAATAATATTGACCCTAATTATTTAAATTATGACAAGTTTATTTATCCATCTGATATATGCAATATATGTAATAATGGAGAGCTTATATTTGTTGAAAGCGAAGGTATGACAATATGCTCTAATTGCTCTAATAGCATTAAATATTTAATAGATATAGATAAACCGTCCTACAAAGAACCACCTAAAGAAGTGTGCTCTTATGCATATAAACGCATAAATCATTTAAAAGAGATTTTGGCCCAATTCCAGGCTAAAGAAAGCACAAATATACCAGACGAAGTTTTTGAAAACATAAAAAATCAAATAAAAAAAGAGCGCATAAGTTTGAGCGATTTGTCAAATAAAAAAACTAAAGAAATATTGAAAAACTTGGGCTACAATAAATATTACGAACATATACCATTTATTAAAGATAAACTAGGAATTAGACCACCTATTATGAGCGCAGAGCTCGAAGAAACATTATGCAATTTATTTATGGAACTACAAAAGCCATATTCGAAATATTGCCCTAAAGAACGAGTAAATTTTTTAAACTATTATTATACATTATATAAATTATGCGAATTGTTAAATGAGCGCAGTTTTTTACCATATTTTCCTATGTTAAAAGACCGTGAAAAGCGCATAGAACAAGACCAAATATGGAAGAAAATTTGTGACGATTTAGGCTGGAAGTTTATTCCAATACCTTAATCACCTTCGCCCAATAATGCACTAAAAATATTAATTAAATCTAAATAATAGTTTAATGAGGCTGTTATAAAGTCGCCAGCATAATCGCGTTGCAATATACTGTTTGTATCATACACAATATATACTGAAAACAATATTAGCGAACTTATGACTATTATTTTTTTTAATAACGACGATTGAACAATAAAAATTTGCACAATGCTAACAATAATTAGTGCTAATAACGCAAAAAACAGCACTAATGCAGTCATATAACCCAATTTAATACCACTCATTATTAGTGCTAGTCCAAATATAAACATAGAAACAAAAATACTAGCTGTTCCAACAAACGCAGTCTTAATTACATTAGGATCTAATCCATATTTTCTATATCCTAAAAGTATGCCAAAAATACCAGAAAAGAGAGAAAAGAATATAAATTTCAACCATGCAGGCATAGGAACAATTGCCAAAATTAAAATGATAACAATTGAGGCTATAAACGCAGCAATAAATTTGCTGCTGAATTTTTTACCCTCTTTCTTCTCCTCATCAACTTTGACATTTTCACTTACATAATAAGTAATATAAAGTTGGATTAATAAATTTGCTAAAATTAGTGCAAAAAAGGAGCGCTTTTCACTAATCAACTTAAATACTTGTGATATATCATTCTTAAAAATAGATTTTTTTCTTTTATTTGCTAAATTAAATTTATTTGATTTATTTGATTTATTGGAATTCATAGTTTTATAATAAAATAGTATAAAAAAATTAATCAGGGTCAACTTTTAATGCATAAAAAAAATTAGAATTATCTATATAATAATCAAACGAGGCGGTTATAAAATCACCTTCATAGTCGCGTAGCAATATATTATTTGTTGTATGTACAATATATAATGCAAATAAGGCAGCTAAAACAATTAGCACTAATTTTGTAATAACTAAATAATTATACATAAAATATTGTATAACACCTACTATTATAAATAACACTAGTGCATAAAATATACCAAAAGCCACTTTGTTGGTATATTGAATGCCACTCATTATTAGTGCTAGCCCAAATAATATCATAAAAATGAAAAGTATTACTGTTCCCACAGCTGACCCCTGCACAAAACCAGGGTCAAGTCTATGTTTTAGAGAGGCATATATTATTCCAAATGTAACCGAAAAGAGAGAAAATATTATAAATTTTACTATTACAGACATAGGAACAAAAATCAAAAGTAAAATAAATAGTATAGCTAATATATAAGCACTAACAATAATAATAGTGTTATATTTATTAGGAGTTTCCTCTTCTTCTTTAGGTGTGTCTAAATTAATATTAGCACTTACATAATAACTAATGTAGTGTTGAAGTAGCAAATTTGAAAAAATTAATGCTAAAAATATTTTTTTCTCACTAATCAACTTAAATAATTGTGAAACATTTTTAGTTTTAGTTTTAGTTTTAGTTTTAGTTTTAGTTTTAGTATTAGTTTTATTAGAATTCATAGTCTATTATTAATTATATTATAGCATTATAAAAAAAATAGTATACTAATATATATGGACTTTATAAGAAATAAAACAGCAAAATTAAGAAGTTTAGGAAAAAGATTATTAACGCGAAGAGCTATAAATAGAATAGCCCCAGCACCTGTAGAAGAATTAGCAGCTTTAGATCCAACAGCACCTGCTTTAAGTCCAAGACTACCGTCTTTAAGTCCAAGACGCGTTTCTTTAAGTCCAAGAACAAAAGTCATTACACATGTTCAAAACACGTTCAGAAAAAGAAAAAGAAGAACACAAGC